GCAATAGCGATCTTCATGTCGTTATCACGTTCTAGCCACCCATAGTGATGACCTACTTGGTATGTACCAAAAAGAGATACCAAAACACCTACGATTAACCAAGGTAAAGGTATAGGAAACATTATTCAACCTCTTTTCTTGCCATTGCCATGTGTTCACGCTCTTCAAAATCTTCCAAGTAATCTGGAGGAGTAGTCGGAGGTGGTCCAGGTGTCCAAGATTCATCCAACTCAGGATTTGTCCAAACAGGCATTGCACCAAATGGTTGGCTAGGCAAACCATACGCAGATTGCGGAGGTGCATAGGATGAGTTAAAACCACCCTGAGAGCCTCCATAACCCATCGGTTGACACATTGGTTGCATTGGAGGATTAAACGCTTTAGCGGCACTAGACATAGCCCGTTTACCAATAACTCCACCGATACCGCCAACAATCAACAAAACAATGTCGTTCAGCATCTTGGTATAGGCTTGGTCAATCGGAGCCATACTCTTGATAGGCTGAGTCACAAAAGTGACAGAGTAGAGCAAAGCAGCAACAATGAACATAAGAATAAGCGTGACTGCAACCACGACAAACCCCCAAATCCTTACCTCAATCTCTTCAGTTGTTAGGCTTAACTTCGTCAATCTTTTTCTCCAAAATTGGTGCTACTAAGTACTCAGGGCAAGTCTGAGTGAATTGGCATCTAGGTTTTTGACATGGTTCAGCATGGAAATTGTCTGGGTTTTGACAAAAATATCGGTATTTCTCATCACAACCATGTAGCATAAAAGCTACAAATACAAGTAAGTACTTCATTTACCTAAACCAATCCTTCCAAGTAGGAGATTGACAATTCTGTCAGACAGATCATCAGGTAAGAACTTCAGAAAACCTAAGAAATACAAAGCCACACACCCGTAAACGAATATCTTGAGGCACATATCAAAGGTCTTCTGATACTCATTCACCGACCACACCTTCTAGTGGTTTCACAGAATGTCATCAACTCATTGACTCCAACAAAGACTAAAAACAGAACAAAACAGATTCCACCTATTGCCAAGCCAATCTCTAGTTGTTCTTGCTCTTTCTCTTTGGCGGCTTTCTCTGCCTTCTTTAATGCGCTTATCTCTTTGGCATCTGCCAAGTCCATCTCTGCTTGACGGGCTTTAATCTTGTTCCAGACATCAATCTTTCCAGTTTGCATGAAGAGCATCTTTAACTCTTCCTCAAATGCTCTGGCTTGTTCTAAAGCCATCTCAATCTGGAGGGCAGTCCCCATGTTTGAGCCTTTGCCAGACTGCTTGGCCTGAAGCATGGCTTTGGTAGCAGTTGACTTGGCATCAAATAGCTTACCAATCATGGGCGCAAGTGAGCCTAAGTCATTGGCAACATTCGCTGCCTTCTTGACCATGCTGATTGCTGACTGTATGCCAGCTAGAGCCGTAATTGGATCGATCATTTCTTTCTCTCCCACTTAATGCACACAACCCTTCGGTTGTAAACATCACCAGTCCAAGTCCATTTAATACATCGGTATTCTATGGTTGCCGCCAAGAGAAAGGCGATCACGGAAATGCCCAAACAATAATATAACTACAGAAAATTACAAAACAAAGAACTAGGGCTGCTACTAAGATAGCAAACAGCCCATCTTTCATGTTATCTAGGCAGTAAGAAACGCTCGGCATCGTACTGAGGCATCTGTCCTAACCCATAGTTTAACAATGGATTGGAAGTTATTTGATTAAGCAAACCTGGCGCTTGTGCTTGTGAACTAGGCAACATATTACGTTGATACATTGGAGATACTGCAATAGAGCGTAATGTAGGTCTTGTTGCAGCACTCAACATAACAGATGGATTACCTGCCGCTGCACTAGCAATACCTGCGGTTCCAATATCCAATGGGCTAAAGCCTGGAACACTACCAATCCTTGCTACATTTTGGAATGCAGTTGGATATGCACCTGCGGCATTTGCCAAAGTTTGTAGTTCAGCAGGAACAATCTTACCTTTTCGAGCAAGATTTCCTAAATCAGCACCAGATACATTACCAGTTGTCGCATTCAATGCTTTTTCAATGGTGTAACTTTTTGCAATATCCTCACGGGCTTGCTTAAAGTTCTTCATTACATCTGGTTGATTAAAGTTTGTTAAATTACGCTCTGCAAGGGCTTCTAGTTGTCGGGCAGCAAACTTTTGCGCTCTACCAAGATCTTTATCTCTAGCATTAGCAAGAGGTGATGAGTTTGTTTGTGCGCTATCTCTAAGTCGCTTGATTGACTCAACCAACTCATCTCCGTTAAAGTTCATTTGCTTTAAATTATTCAACAGTTTTAATTCTGCGGATACATCTAAAGCCTTCATGTTTTGCAGTCTAGATGTCTCTTTATTGAGATCTGCAAAAAACTGCTTGTCTGCATAATATGTAGGATTAGCTCTTAAAGCATCGTATGCCAAACCTTTTTCAGCTCTAAATTGCTGTAGCACTTGTGGAGTAATTTCAACATCAGGAGCAAGGTTTAAAGCTTTACGAGCTTGTTCATTAACCAGTTGCTGATTTTTTACAGAAGCAATTTGACTTGTTTGTTGTTTACCAGAAATACCTTCAATAATTCTGTTTATCATTGAAGGATTAACTTGTGTCGGAGGCAATGTAGCGCCTTCAGCAATAGCACGTTCAGCAACCAATTGAGCCTGAGTTAAATTAGCTGGCCTTCTTGGTGTAGTCAAGCCACTAACAGTAGCCGTTGGCAATGTCATTAATGCACCAGCAGTAATTTCATTTGCCAACTGCATAGGATTAATAGTGCCAGTATCTGCGGCTTGTTGTGCAGCAGATGTTATTCCAGCAGTAGTTGATCCAGTTAAAACATTCTGAGCCAAAGCAGTAGTTCTAGGTGCTGCCTGTACAACCCTTGTAGGAGTGCCAGCGATAAGAGATCTTTGGATACCACCTGGCAATACTAGGTTAGTAGGATCAAATACACTAGTACCTAGACCACCAACAAGCAGTCCTGGGCGCTCTGTAGCTACTTGATAAGTGCCTTTTAAAATGTCAGTTAATGATGGTGTTGGACCTAAAGTAGGTTGTTCTTTAGTTCGATCAATGCCAAGGTATTCATCAGATAAGCCAAGCGCACTCAAGCCACCTTTAATGCCTTTAGACATCAAATTGGCAGTGCCAGTAATTAACTGACCACTAGTAGTCTTGCCACGCAATACATCTAATGGGTTAAAGCTTGCGGCAACATCTTGTTGAAACTGAGTCTTAGGCTGAAATGCTTGCGCTCTAACACTCTGCATAAATTCAGCAGGAGTAGGCGCAACTTGTGTTTGTTGTACTTGTTGTTGAACTTGTTTTTGTGTACCACCAAACGGCACAAAATCATCAGTCCCTACAGTTTGAGTAGGCGCTTGAGTTGCTGTACCTTGTCCGAAAGGAACGAACTCATCATCAGTTGTAGATTTAGCCATAAAGTTTTTAACCTTTTGAACATAGTTTTGCGTTTCTTTAAATGGAGGGATACCGCCATACTTTTGGACATTACCTGGGCCAGCGTTATAAGCCGCCATGACCAAACTAGGATCATCAAACTGCTGTGATAACTGGCTTAGATATTTAACACCACCTCGGATGTTATCTTTCCATTCCATTCTGTTAACACCAAGATCTTTTGCAGTAGCACCCATCAACTGCATAGGACCATATGCACGATCACCAGTTTTAGTCTTAGGTCCAATGGCATTAAAAGCACCACCAGACTCGGTTTGAACAATACCTTGCACTAACGAAAGAGGAACACCTTGTCGTTCTGCCTCTTGAGCAGCAAAAGCAAAGATTTCGTCTTTAGTTGCCATTATTGACCTATGCGATAGATTGAGCCATCAGGACGTTTAATTTGAAACTCACCTGATTTTTTACCAGCTTGTTGTCAGGAGAATTTTGCCATGCTGTGTTTATCTTGCCAGGATCACCTCTATAGGCTTCAACAAACTGATTCTTAGCAACGTCTTTGTCAGCAAGTGCAACCTCAAAGGCGGCAGCCATTCGTGTTGAAGCGGCAGGATCTGTTATAGATGCGTAGCTTTTCTCAATGGTTGTAGCGTCTAAGTTACTGGCAGCACCTTTTTGCATTGCAGTTTTTTCTAACTGTGCAGTCTTAATCATCTGAGTCATGCGGGTCACATCAGTAATGTCCTGCTCAAATAACTTTCCAACGCCTGGGATTGCATTCATGTATCCATATACACCTGCTTGCAAACCAGTTAATTTATTGTTGTTAACTTGTGTTGCAAGGTCATACAGTTGTTCAGCAGCAATCTTACGTCCACTTGCACTATTTGCAGACTCTAAGCTATTCTTAGAGAAATCTAAGAAACGAGCATTGGTTGCGGCATCTAGTGTTTGTTGCGCTGGAGAAGCTTTGGCTACTGCGCCAATAGGTGCGCCACCAGTTGTAGGTACAGCTTGACCTGCAGTTGGACGCTGAGTAAGCAAAGAAGATCTTGGAACAAAATATTCTGTTCCATCTGCACCAACAACTCTTTCTACTTGACCACTAGCTTGAGCTATTGCTTTAGCTGATTCAATTTCTCCAACCGCAGCAGGACCGCCAGGAATTGCTCTTTGAACAAAACCTCCACCTTGCAATGGAACAAGCATAGTATTAGGAGACACCTCTGGAGGTGTAGTTTGTATCCTAGCTTGCATACCTCCAACAACTGGCTTTGCCTCATACATACCCGTTAAAGGATTTAATTGAGTTTGAACCAAATCTTTTTGTGTTGGCAAACCACGAATAATTTGCATATTAGGGTTCATCAACAAATCACCTTGCACTCTAGGTTGCAAAGCAGTAATAGTTTCCCTCATACCGCTTTGTGAAGCAGTAGGCAATGCCAATACGTCTTGCAAGGCATTCTGTATGTTGAATGGCAAGCCTTGCGCTCTAGCACCTTTGATTTGCTCTTGTTGAGCTAATTGATCTGGCGTAACAGGACCCATGTAAGCAGGATTAGCTTCTTGGAATTGAGTAGGAGTGTACTTGGCTCGGAAACCTTCAAGAGCCGCCTGATCTGCTTGGGCTTGTTGGCTTTTACGCAACATATCTTGCATTGTGATTGCAGTAGATGGAATATCCATTGCAGACTTAAAGCCAGTAGCAGGATCACCACTCAACAAACTACCCAACAAAAACTGCTGAGTAGCCTGTTTCTGCATTGATTCTTTTTCAGCAGCAGACAAGCCCGTCAATGCGGCATCAGATAACAACCCAATATTAAACATATAAATTCCTTATCTGAATAGGCCAAATAAACCTTGGCCTGATGTAGAGCTTGATTGCATACCAGAGCCACCACCAACATTGATACCCAATGCTTGATTGATAATCTGTTGCTGTTCCAAAGGCAGATTGCGGATTGCATCCAATTGTTGTTGAGAGAAACCCTGTTGCAACAATCCTTGGTCACGTAATTGATTGGCTTGACCAAATCCAAGGTTTTGCAAGTTAGTAGCCGCAGAAGCCAACTGGCTTCCACCAGTAATTCTTTGCTGATTAGCCGATAAACCTGCTTGTTGATTAGCTAAATTAGCTTGCAAGAAGTTCTCAGCATTAGTCAAACCTGCTTGTTGAGTCAATCCTGCTTGTTGTGCAGCACGTGCATTTATAGCCGCTTGATTAGCCAAACCTGCTTGATTAAATGCGCCAGCACCAAACTGTGCCGCTTGATTGACTGCGGCCTGTGATGCCAATCCTGCTTGTTGCAAATTACTTGCATTGTATTGAGCCATCTGGTTGGCGGCTGCTTGGTTAGCAAGATTGGTTTGTTGCCTATTTTGCGTATTTAACTGACCAACATTCAAGTCAACACCTTGATTTGCAAGGGCGGCTCTTAATGAGGCATCTTGATTTGCCAACATTGCTTGTTGTTGCATTTGAGCATTTGACAAGCCGTATTGGACATCAACACCTTGATTTGCCAAAGCCGCACGTAAGTTTGCATCTTGATTAGCTAAACCAAACTGACCTGCAAGTTGCAATGCTTGTTGTGTAGTGGCGGCATCTTGAGCTTGATTAAGTTGCTGTGCTTGCATTTGACGAGCAATATCAGCCTCAGAAGCTTGTTGAGCCGCTTGATATGCCGCAGCATTTTGTTGGGCAACCAACCGAGCCGCATTCTCTCCATACGCACGATTAGTCTCTGCCTCTGCTACACCTTGGCGAGATCCACCATAAGCACGTGCCGCAGTAGCTTGAGCCGCAGTTTTTTGTTGCTCAAGTTGTCGTGAACGCTCTAAATCTTGCAAACTTTGGTTGGTAACAGCTTGTGTATATGGATTCATATACTGCTGAATATTCTGATTCAAGAATGATCCAGCTTGAATATCACGTACATTCTGTCGGGCTTGTGGAGCAATCTGTCCCAAAGCTTCAGAAGTTACTTGAGCTCCTGTTACGCCAGTAGCAGATACATCTCTTGCACCACCTCTTGCGGCTTGTGCGGCAGCGGCTTGTTGTGCGGCAACATCACGAATGTCACCACGGCCTAAAGCAGCGGCTTGCGCTCTTTCTGCGGGTCCTGCAGATACTCCAGCAAAGCGTTCTGCCGTATAACCTTGTTGAGCAGCCATAGCCGCAGGATCCACAGTTGCTCCACCATAAGCAGTATATGCAACATTTTGAGGTTGGTATTCAGCGCCTCGCTTTAATATATTAGCCGCATCAGTAGCATACAAAGTTGGTGCGCTTTGAGTGCTTGCATATAAACGATTTAGTTCAAATGCTTGTTGTTGGTCAGGATTAAAACCTGCAAATTCTCTAGCTTTTAAACCTGCGGCAACACCTTGTGCGTTTGTTACATTGCCTAAAAATGCGTCACGTAATGCAGGGTCTAATTGCTGTGAACTTTCGCTTGAGCCGCCTAGAGACATATCATTCCCCTTGTATCCATTTAATTGCATCATCATGTGCCGTAAAGTAACGCCACATTTCCGTACTGGTTTCTCTCATTGCTTCTTTTCCTCTAAGCAACTCTAAGCAATAAGACTATCATTGGTGCTATTTGTAATGAAATAATACGCAATGTGAGCGCATAGGCTCTGTCGTTGGTATTACCATTTTCAAGTTCTACAGAGTCTTGCCAAGCATTTATACTCTGAATCACTAAAGGCATTAGAAACGCCCTATTTTGATTAAAGAACTCATTTGTAGGTAGCGTCACCAGTGCGTTCCAAAAGACAGCATCTATCTCTTTACGACTAGGCTCTTTGTCTTTATCTACTAAGTCATCCCATAACTCAGCAATACTTGATAAAGCGACTAAAAAGTCTACAGCACTCTGGTTGCCACCAAACCATTCTAACAGTTTGGCATTCCTTAATTCACGCCATTCATTAGTATCATGGTCAATCATAATATTTGTATTAAAAAATAGCTAGTTTTATCTCAAACTGCTAGGTTTTCCATCAAATCTTATAACGCCAACTCGCCAATCAGTTAATCTAACACCCTCAATCTTTGCGGCAACTTGTCTTCCACTTATGCGTACTGAAGTTGGATTTGCCATTGAATATGGACCATGACTATATTCAGTAGCATTTGGATAGAACTTAGTGCTAAACCGAACTTGCACATCACCTAAAGTCTTTTCATCAGGAACTAATCCTGTAAGACTCATAGTTCTGTCTCCATTGCCTAGCTCTACTGGCCCAGACTCAGCAAATAATGTCTGAGAGTCATAGTTAAACCCAACTTCATGCTCATAGACATACCCGTCTGTAGAAACCATAATTGGGTTAGAGAAGATGCCACGATCTGTACCGCAAGTACGAGCCAAAGTACCAATAGCCCAATGATTCTCACGATAGTTGTAAGAAACGTAAGAATCTACTTCATTAGATGCGGCACTTGGGTAAAACCACCAAATTTCACCATATGTAGAATTGTGGACGCAATAAACTTTAGAAGACTGAGTTAAGTTCATATTGCTAAATACGTAGTCTGAAACATCAGAATTCAATGGTTTTACAAAGCCATCGTACATCCAGAATCCCGAACCAGACATCCAAATACAAGCATTGTCAGTAGCAGCTACCGATTGCTTAGAGATAACACCACAACCAGATCCAATGCGCTCAAAGCTATAAATGAATGGAGGACCAATGTATGTGGCAGTATGTACATCCACATCAGTAAACAGAATAGTCGCTCCACGAATGCGTTTAGCGCACATTAAAGAGCCAATAGTGGTTAACTCAAAGTCGCCAGCTTGGTTAGTGGCGGCAGGAGTCCATACAGTATTGTTTTCTTGGTCACACCATTGAACTTTACGGGGGTTTCCACCTGCACCTAATGCAAATAAGAATCGTTCTTGAGTAACGATAAGACCTGTACAACTAGTTGGTGCGTTAGTAATAGCAACTGCATCATTAGCAGTATTTAATTGCCATTCAAGTAACTTTCCATCTTTAGATGAGCAAGCAACCAAATATTCACCAAAGGTATCCAAGCTCCAAGTAGTAGCAGGGGTATATGATCCCAAATCTGGTCTGGCAACACCATAAGCAGATGCGCCATAAGTGCCATAGCCATAACCAATTTTAAGCACTGCATCTGCGTCACCAACAGTAAATGATGTTGGTGTAATGTCTGTAAGACCACCAGCTTCATTCATTGCATATAGTTTTGAATGCGTACCAATTCCAATACGTCTGTTATTTGAGTTATCACGCCAGTTAATTAAACCACGGGCTAAACCTGTCATTTGATTGGTGGAACGCTTCCTCCAACCGCCTACTGGACGAATAGTATTTTCGTACCAACGTACTAAGTTTGCGCTATTCCAACGACCTTTAGACTGATATTCAGTCCCATTTTTGTATACGCCTGGAGGAATTTGTAGTGGAATGTAAGCCATGTTCGTATTCTATAGCGTAGGTAGGTTAGATACAAAGCTCATTGTGACAATGGCTGATGGGACTGCTGGCCTTGTGGGGCTTGTTCCAACTGGATATTGCTCAATCGTGACACCAACATCTGTTGGCCTCCACATAATTTCAACGTAATCATTGGCATTCAAGCTTAAATAATAATTCATGGCAGCGACAGTGTTAAACGGGTCGCCAATGCCTATTCTTGGTGAAACCCCAAACCTTCTATTTGAGTTTGCTAGATTTGTGCCGTTGACCTTAAACCACACATCTGCATTCTGCGAGGTAATTGTTGCATTTGAAAGCTGAATGGAAAACTGCAAGTTCCAGATTCCCGCATCAGCTACAGTGATTCGGCTACTGCTTGCAATCGTCACTCCATTAGAAAAATCTGTGGTATTAAATGTGACCGCATAAGCTGTTGTAGTGTTAGCAGCCACTTGATCTGTTGAGTCTTGAAAAGCTCCATGTGGATTATTCAAAAACTTACCACCACTTGGGCCAATGACAGACTGTATTGAATTAACTATCTTTGTAAAAAACAACCTCAAAAGTCCATTATTTTGATTCTGGACACTTTGAGAATAGACAGGTCCTGATGTACCCAATGAAGGTATAGCAGGGATGTCTAATTGTTGCTTTACATTAGCCATTACTTTTTAATCAAAGTCTGCCAGACAGCACCAGCCGCCATGATCAAACCACCCACCCACAGAATAGGCTTGGCAGCAGAAGCCACCCAACCCAAGACCTTAAAAGCCCCATCAAGAGCTTTTATAGCCTCTACAAGACCACTAGTGTTCTTGTCTATAGTATCTACCTTAGTTTCAACTGCAAGCAGTCTTTCGTAGATTTGACTGTGGGTTACTTGGTCTTCCATGATTAGGCATTTCTAGCCGCTTCAGCCGCAGCCTGTGCCGCTTGATAAGCCGCTACTACTTCTGTCGTCCAGACTGTATTGCAAATAGCAACAACATTAGCTGGAACGCCTGTCAGGTCTTGTGCGGGCGTAAGGCTTGAACGATGGTAGGTTTGGCTAATTTGATTTCCATCTTCCATGATGCGAGTTGCTTCACGATAGAGGACTGTGCCAGTTTCGGTTACTGTAATTTGGTCAACAGTTGTGGTTTTAGTAAGTGACATGATTTTCCTTTGGTTAGTG